TTCATATTGAGTTCTATAATAATCAGCTATATCTGGATTATCTCTAGCAGCTTTATCAATTTTTAAAAATTCTTCAAATTCTTCCGGAGTCAATTCACCTAATCTATTTCTAAATTTTCCTTCAGCTTTTTCTCTTTCTCTTCTTGCAGCCGCTCTTGCTTTTTCGGCTGCTTCACGACTTGCATCATGGTAAGCACCTTCTTGTTCTACTAAAATATCATTTTGATTAAGAAGATTTAAAAGATTATCATATCTTTCTTGTAATTGCTCAGATTTATTTTTATAAAAATTAGTTAAGTGATTCATTGATTTCTACCACTTCTTCTATTTAATTCGTCTCTTGTTGGTGCATTTGGTGCATATTGCGATGTGTTCATCGAACCAGTTGAGAGTTCAATTTCTCCATTTGGAGTTTGTGCATATACTCTACCATTTCTTCGAACCAAAGGAGCATTTGCGAGTTCTGAATCACCTTTAACAGATTTTCTAGCAACTTCGTCCCAAGTGCTTTCAGGTTGCATGGCAGTTCTTCCAGTTCCAATTCCTGTTTGTCTACCTGAAGTTGTTGCTGGATTTTTTTCTGCATATTCTCTTCTATCTCTATCCAACAACTGTCCTCTTCTCATAACCTCATCTGCACTCATAGAATAATCCATGGGTCTAGTAGGATCTCCTTGAAGTACTGATGTAGCACCAAGACGCATTGCCTCAATTTCTCTTGCAGATTCTTCACCAAATTTTTCTGCATGGCGACGAACCCAATCTGGAGTATCGGGGGACAAGGCAACACCTCGTTTTGATGTTCCGGAACTTGGAGCTGAGGTTCCTAATCTTTCTCTTTGTCCTTGAGTCAAATATCTTCCATCCCAATCAGAAGCGCCTGTAATTGGGTCCATTTCACCAGGTTGTGCTCCAGTTGAAACTGGTTTTTGAGTCAAAGAACCAAAGCCCATTACACCACGCATTATATTTTGATGTTCTGGATTATTTCTGTCAAATTCTGCACCACCACTTTTTTGTCTAAAAGCATCTAAATTTCTCTGCCAACGAGTATCCCTATCGGTTGCTTGTTGTCTTAGAGTATTAGTCAATCCTTCATTGCTGGTAGCTTGATCAATATCACCCAAGGTTCTTCTTGTTTTTGAAGTTAAACCAGAAAGTCTATCCCATTCAGCTTTTTCTTCCGGAGTCATCATACTCATTAATTTGTCAATTGAGGGTGCATCCTTTATATCTACGCCCATTCCGCCAGCTCCATATAAATCTCTTGCTCCTTCAACCCATCTTTCTCTTACAGATCTACCAATAGCAGTTTTGGCATCTAAATTGCTTCGAAGTTCATCACGTTGTTTTTTTCTTTCTCTTTCCAAAGCAATATTAGCTTCTCTAGTAGCAGCATTTCTTTGGGTAGTTGCTGCTTTCCATTCACCATAATTGCCCTGTTCTTTTCCACCACGGGGTCTTAAAATAGGAACAGGCATTCCTCTTGATCTTTTTAAATCATCAATTAAATCATCTGGTGATTTTGTAATAGGTGCTGGAACTGTCGGTGTAGCTGGAACAGCTTCTGGTGTAGTTTCTGCTGTAGTTTCTGGTGTTTCTTCTTCATCACCACCAAAACCACCAGCAGCAGCAACTATTCCGAGCCCAGCCCCAGCAAGACCTAAAGTACCTGCAGCAGCTTTAAGGCGTTGATTCAAATTAGATTTTGGTGTAGTTCCTGCAGATAATGCTCCAGAAGATGGGGTTGGAACATCATCGGAAAGCGTTGGTTCAGGTTTTGGTTCAGGTTTTGGTTTTGGTTTTAATCCTGGAACCGTATTTCTCAACCAATCCCAAAATTTTTTACCAACACCAGACATTCTTGCACTTCTTACTGCACCAGCACTTTGTTCATATAAACTATTTTCTTCTGTTAAATATTGTTCGTACAAATATTCAATAGTTAAGTTATTATCAATTAGATATTTTTCAATAATTTTTTTTTCAGTTAAATTATAATTGAATGGATTAACTTCACTATTTTTTGTATACGCCTTATTTGTGGGTGTATAGCCTTTTTCTCTAGAACTCATAGCATCAATTGTTTGACTAGTGATGTTAATTGTGCTAGAATTAGGGTCAAAGTTTGTTTGCTTAAATTCTTTATTTTGTTCTAAAATAGATTTGGCAACATCTTTTATGTTGGCTTGTTTTTCTTTTTGAGGTAAAACAATAGGTTTTTCAATAAAATCCTTGACACTCCAATAAAATTGTCTATTTTCTTTATTATCCATGGCTGTAAAATATTTAGATTTTCATAAATACTTAAAAGGTATGACTAAGCAGGTTCTCTTGCTCAACCAAGACAATACACCGCTGAATATCATTACCGTTGGAAAAGCCTTTAAGTTAATGTCCAAAGACAAGGTTTGGATCGATGAAACTTCTCCTGAATATTATGAAGTGGTATCTGTCAGCAAAATTGTCAAGATTCCAAAAATTTTGATTCTCAAGTATTATGTAAAATTGCCTTTTAAAAAGGTTATTGCAAATCGCAAGAACATCTTTAGAAGAGACAGTTATGTTTGCCAATACTGTGGAATTGATCTTTGTGAGAAGACTGCCACTGTTGACCATGTGGTTCCAAGATCAAAGGGTGGTGGTTCCACTTGGGTTAATATGGTAACTTCATGCAAAGATTGCAATACAACCAAGGGAAACAGAACTCCCAAGGAAGCCAAGATGCAGTTGAAAAACAAGCCAAAGGAACCTTCATATGGATTCCTGTTTGACCACATGCTAATTACTTTTAGGAACAAAAACAATGCCTAACTATTCATTTAAGTGTGATGGATGTGATCATAAATTTGAAATTTTTCTAAAGATGTCTGAAAGTGATAAACCTTTAAAAGAAAAATGTCCAAATTGTAAAAAGAAGAAAATTAAAAAAAATTGGGCTGAACAAAACAATATTATTGGATTTGATACAACTTTAACACCATCAAAAGTTACTGGAAGTGCTTGGAAGGAAGTTGTAGATAAAATTAAAAATAGCGGTCAAGTACCAAAAAGATATCATGAGCGTCTAGACAATGCTGGTCGCCATGCAGGTCGATTTTATTAATTTTTGGCTGCTAGCAAAGATTTTAAAATATAATAACTGTCTACAATGTCCGTCACGGGATTGGACAAAGTTTTCTGTTCAAAAGTTATTAAAAGGTCCGTATTGGTCTCTTTGGAGAAGGCTTCGTACATTGCCTGTTTATCGGCGTTACCTTTCCCTGTGGCGAGTTTCTTTGCCTTGGACGGCTCTATGACCGTCACAGGAACCCCGGCCTTATAGAGCTTATGCTTGAATATTCCCATGTTCTCGGCCAGATTGAAAACTCGTCCCTTACTTCCATAAGAATACCCCTCCACGGCAATTTCTGAAGCCCCAACACACAAATTTATTGCCCAATCGGATATGCTGTCAAACCTATCCACATCGGCTACATAGTCCTGAAAACTTTCGCCATTGATATTTGGCAAAATTTTATCTGCAAACTTTTTAGTGTTTGTGAGATAATAGAAAAAGCAGTTTGAAAATTTAAAATCTTTGCGCTCGTCAAATAGACATAAGCACGGGCAAGTTATTGAGTAGTCAACACCTACAAGCATATAGAACATAGGTATTTATACCTCGCGCAAAGGATGAGGACCTAAATTTTCTGTTGGGTGGTACTTCGAAGACCCAAGAGAAAATGTGGTATCCAACATCCTTTGGCAAAAATATTTATCACTAAATTATTTTAAATTATTTCTACGCCACTCTGATCTCTTCAATTCAACAGGTGCTTTCTGTGGAACTGGATTATTTGAAGGATTCATGGCAGAAGCCAAAAGTTCATCTTTTTCTTCTTGTTCTTTGCGCTCTGGTTCCATCATTATAGGCGAAGCATTTGCTTCTTTCCCCATAGACAATACTGAGTGTGCCATACCAATTGGTGAAGCTCTGCTTCCAAGAGAAAGTGCTGTTCCAATAACATCCCCAGAAGCAATATTTGTAACGGGGCCAAAGGCTTTCCCAGCTGCGGAACTTATTGCTCCCAATCCTGAAGAAATTAATTTCTTTCCAATTGATATTGCTGGTGTATCTTGTAATGTTGTTTTTAATTCCTTAAGTTTATTTTCTTCGGCTTCAAGGATATATTGTTTAAATCGCAGCATAAAATTATTTATGCCAATAAAAAATCCCGGTTTTTCAGTCGCGGGAAAACCGGGAAACCCCACTGCTTTAAGCAGCCATCCGCAATGGTGCGGCTTTTATATTTGCAACTGTTTATTTACGACACTTGTTACCCGTGTCGGGTATCTCCTTCTTCAATACTCTGCACTGATCGATGCCTGTCCGACCCGTAAGTGGATCGGGGGAGATTCGAACTCCCGTGTCATATGCATTTCTATCCAATATCAACAATACCGAAAGCGTAGCGAAGGACTTGCACCTCTATTGCTTATCAGATCTCTGTTCTAGACCAAAGACCCTATCAGCCGGACGATTATCTCGCTGCTGGACTACGCATAATAATATTTAGTGCGAGCAGAGAGATTCGAACTCCCGTAGGCGCTGCCATCTGATTTACAGTCAGACCTCGTTGACCACTTGAGTATACTCGCCAAGCCACCTGTGGGATTCGAACCCGCAACCTCTGCTTTACAAAAGCAAGGCTCTACCATTGAGCTAAAGTGGCACTCAAACTCCTCCGACTGGAATCGAACCAGTGACATGGAAGTTAACAGCTTCCCGCTCTACCTACTGAGCTACAGAGGATTACATATCAAACTATCTGACAACCTCCTGCAGAACATGCAAATTCCTTTGCTGCCTCTGTGTTGTCCTGTGATTCATACTTTGAAAGTTCCTTAAAGTTCACTTTAATCTTGGGATGTTCATTGTATGCTGATGCATCAATCTGCTCAAACGGAGCCTGAGCATATGTATGATTGTCGCCACCGGGCAAGAATGAAATTCCTGTTGCTACATCAAAGTTCTCCCACAACCATTGACCAACTTCAAGGAACTCGCTGTCACGGTAATTTACAGTTACAGAAGGCTTGTGTTGGCAATAATGTTCTTGGTATGTCTTCCAAAGATCCAAGTGATCTAAAGCACGTAGATCTTCAGTAGTAATTGTGCCACGGGGAGCCTTCATTGCAAATGTAAAGACAGCAGTATTGTTTGGATTGATTACATCATCCTCACAAGGAACTCCTTGATCTTTCATGAGTTGATAGATTGGATCCTTCTTGTCAATACGAACTCTGCGATAATAATAATCTGCGTATCTTGGGTGAAGACCTGATGCAGAATCTACCAAGCAAGAAGTAGTTCCCTCTGGCTTGACGCAAGTGATGGACTTGCTTGGATTTATTCCCAACTTCTCTGCCCATTGTAGATTGGTTGCTGTTGCATGATCACGAAGACTTTCAAGCAAACGAATAAGTTTTGGCTTGCCCTCAAGACCACTGGTTAACTTGTTGTCATAGATACCAGTCATGCTGACACCAAGAAGTCTCTCATCCTCGCAGTTCTTCTTCCACTCTGGACGAAGATATGGAAATTTAGTAAATGTAGATTGAACCGTGCCAATGATTGTGGCAATTTCAATCTTCTTCTTTAATGTTGCTGCCGTATCATCAGGACGAACAACAACTGTTGAAAGATTGCAGAACTCAAATGGTTTTAATATAATTTCTGAGCATGGATTTGTTCCATATTCAGAATCTGCATCACGGCCCCACTTGGCTGCTTGTTCCTGTAGGGCCTTGCGATTAATCATTCCACGCTCACCACTATGGCTGTTGTAGAGCGAAGTCCATTCCTCAAGAAACTGACCCATTGGTGGGCGACCACGGTAAACTGCAGAGTTGTTGGCATAAGAACGGAAACCAGCCTGCTCCCACCATGCTCCGCTCTTACATAGAGCCATCTCACGATCAGAAAGATCGCTGAGTGAAATCATGGCAGAACGCCGAACACCACCTACGATAACAGCATTAGCAATAGCACAGCAAATATCGTGACATTCCAAAGCGGTAAGTCTTCTTCCTTGTGCTGCATAAAATACCTTTACTATTAACTTAAAGAGATTATCAAGAGGAGCAGGGCCACTAGCGCGACCGCCAAAAGTCTTAAGTCTAGCTCCAGCGGGTCTGATCCCGGACAAATCCCATTTAACGTGACGACCCGAATACAGATGTCGTAGAACTTCTTTGAGAGCGTTTCCCCAACCTTCTTTAGAGTCTTCAACTTTGACAACAACATTAAAATCCTTTTCTATCTTATTAGCGACATTTGGTAGTTTGTCAGTGTATTGTCGCTCAACACTGTAGCCAACACCTGTTCCATTCATGAGAATGACAAACAACTCGGCAAACGAATCAATTGAGTCGATTGGCAAGTAAGAACAATTGTACAGACAAGTGTTGTCATGATCAAGCGCAGGGCCAGCAGTCATCAGACTTCTCATTGAAGGAAGAACTTCAAGATTTAAAATTGCTTTCTTGATGTCTGGACGCTCTGCTAGAGCGGGAACCTTGTCCGTGAAATAATTCCACCATCTATCGACACATTCATCCCAAGTTTCTCTACGATTTTCTGATGGAAGCCATCGTGAATAGCGCGAGATGAAAATGAACGATTGGAATGGTGATAAAATTTCTGGCATACTTGGCCTTTCTATATTGGTGTCTTTATTTAGTTGTTAGAGTTTGCCACGACACGGGGAAAAGTGGAGCAATTATTTTGTCAATTGCTTTTGCATATTCTTGAATTTCCCATTGTGCATGAGCATCGATTCTTAGATTATAAATACGGGCAAAAGCGTACAGTGAACCTGTCCAAACAAATTCCGTATATGTGCCCTGCGGCAATATGGAACGGGCTTGTTCGGGTGCAACTCCATCTGCAAGAAGATCATTGTAAAGTTTTAAGCATTCATTTGCAACAGATTCATATTCCTGTCGCATACGAATACAGAGATCCATATCTTCAATTCGTCCACTGCTTCCTTGCTTTGCACCATTGGTAGGCGCAGACCTCCAAAGAGGAATATAGACTTCAGGATCGAATGTGACATATCTTCGACTGACTTCATTCATGGTCAGACCAATCTGATGCTTACCGAGTTGTGCACGAACAAAGATTGGACACTTTACTCGCACAGAAATAGTGGCATGGCAAAATGGAGTGAAATGATTATGCTTTGCGAGATACTTGATGAGTTTTCCATCTCGCTCAGAGAGAGATTGGGATGGAACATGACTGTCAGCATACTCCCAAGAACTCTCCTTGTTGAAGGAGACTCTTGCAGCATTGACAATGCTAAGATCCGAACCCATCCAATCAATCAACTGAACATGCCCGTGATCAAGAACCTTTATATCAGTCGGACGCACGCTTTGTGTCATCTGTGTCATCTTCATCCTCTTCATTATCAACAAGTTCAACACTCACACCGGGAATCTTGGTAAAGTCAGCAGCATATTCCCGAGCCTTGGCCCAAAGTTTGGGATCCATCTCTTTTACATATTCGCCAAATCTCTGAACAAATGTCAGATAGGCTTCGCTTGCCTTGAGAATTTCTTCTTCGGTCATGTCGTCATTATCGTCTTTCATTTAAACCTTCTTCCAGTAAGTATACTTCATTTTTGCGACAAGTCCAGAATATACGCTGTTGATTATCAGCTTCATGGTAGTGTTCACGCCATAGGCCAATACCATGTCGTTTATGTCCTTCTTGTCTATTTCAGATGGCCAGATTACTACGTTTCTTCCAGCCTCTATGTATTTTCCTATCAAACCAACAATTTCCAAATTTCTGGGTTCATTGTCAAAGATGAACACGACCTTTGACTTCTTCAATTTATCAGGCATTTCGGATAACCAACCAGCACCCTGCATTGCGACTCCATTTGGAATGAACATGGAGTCGATTGGGCCTTCAGTAACATACACAGTGTCCCGTGGCTCTATCTTATCTAGATTGTACCACAGGCGTTCTTCGCCTTCACGCTTCAGAGTGATATAACGGATCGCTTGGCCAGTTGGGTCAAGAGAGCGGCCTTGAACTCCGATAAGCTCCCCAGAATCATTATAGAATGGTATGACGAGTCTGTCTTCCTTGGTCCCATCACGGTCAAAGGATTGCATGACTTTTCCAAAGTTATTGCAATAATAAAAGTTGCAATACTTTTCCTTGGGGATTTCACGGGACTTAACATATTTTATCGCCTTGTGGTCAGCATTGAGTAAGTCAAGCCTTGTTCCGAGATCAGTAAACACTGGTTGGCGGGCAACTTCCTGTTTCGGTTCAGTTTCTCTCGGATGCGAATCTTTAAATTTTTCAAATGCATATTCTTTTGCGAGCGTTGGGCTAATAGTTTCAAGTACAGAATATACATTGCAAGAAAAACCGCAATTGTGACATTTGTAAACATAATGGCCTTTGTGCTCAAAGAAGTATCCCCTTGTCTTGGACTTGTTCTTCTGTGAGTCGCCACACTTGAAACATCTGCATGTGGCTAGCGTATCTTTCTTCCACTTGAACTTCTCAAGTGAAGCAGATACCAAATTGACAAACTTCTTATCAATATATAGCGTCATTTGGCTTCTTCAAAAGTCCAGTTGATTGCTTTGTTTCGCTTCTTTCCAAATTTTGGATTGAAACCTTGGCCATCAGAACCGGATCCAAACCCTTCTTCTTCGGTCTGGTTTGAGTTCACCAAATCTGAATTTGTATTGTCTACATCATAGAACTTCATCTTTGACTTGTTGACACCCACCAAGAACTTTCTATTCTTGGTTGTATCATTGCCACGATTCTTGAGCTGCTTGACCATGAGTTGGCCTGCCTCTGCAAGTTCCTCATTTTCAATCAAGGCAAAGAAGAAGTCTGCAGTCTGTGGAAGACCAAAACTTTCTGATGTGTCAGTCATCTCCATGTCGCTGCTCTTGGCACCTTCACGGTTTACCTGTGTTGCTGTCCAAAGAGGAATATTGAATTGCTTCGCCATGCCACGAAGTTCTTCTGCTATACCCTTGACATAGGTGTAACTATTCATACCATTACCAAGTTTAAACCTGGCACATGAACAGATATTCAGATAATCAACAAAAATTACATCTGGCGTGAACTTCTTCTTGATTTTCAATTCTTCAATAAGATTTCGGAAGTGAGTCACATTCGCTGCAGCAGTTGGATACTCCTTGATGATGAGTTTTCCCTTACATGTCTTCTTAAGATTCTCAACCTTTGCTTCATACTGATCTTGGGCCATCTGCTCAAGAATGTGCATGTCGCTGTCCAACAGGTTGGCATCGATGCGCTTTGCAATCTCTTCTTCTGCCATCTCCAAAGTGATGTATAGAACATTCAGATTTTGAGACAGGCACGCTGCTGCATGGTGGCACAAGAAAGCACTTTTTCCTACGCCGGATGCTGCCATGACTACATTAAGCGTTTTCTTGCGAGTTCCGCCACGGGTGATCTTGTTGAACATCTCAAGATCAAATGGAACCTTCTCTTCTACCCTGTGGTAATACTCGTACCGCTCGTCAACATCTTCCAAAAAGTCATGGCCAACTCTAGTATCAAAAGAAACAGAAAGAGCTTTTGACATGATTTCAGGAATAGCATTCTGAGTTCTTTCCTTGTCCTTGCCTTCAATAATTCCAATGGATGCCATGATGCCATTGTAGATTGCCTTTTCCTTGCAAAACTTTTCTGTTTGTTCAACCAACCATGCTGTGTCTGACTTCTCACCCTCTTTGTACATCTCATCCGTGATTGATGTACATTTCTTGAATTCAACTTCACTCAGAGACTTTTCATCTCCCAATGAAATTAGAACAGCATCCTTGGTTGGTATGTTGTTATACTTGAGAATGAACTTGCCAACAATCCCGAAGATTATCTTCTCCGACTTGTCGTGAAAATATTCCTCTTGAAGGAATGGGACAACTTTGCGAGCATAGTCCTCATTGAGGACCAAGTTCTTTAGAATTACTGATTCCATGTTTTAATTATACTCTTGGTATGGGAAATGTCCACCATTAATCTTGGTGAACATCGTCCTCAAGATCAACGGGTTCCTGTTCGATTCCCTCTTCGACAATCTGTGTAAAAATTTGACCAACCACATTCGTAAAATTTTCTTGTTGTTGATCAAATTTATCTGGTGCCTTCAATACATCGATTTCCATGGTGACACTTATTTCCTCGTTTGCTGTTTCTTTCAATGAAATTTTTCCATACCGATATACGATGTCCTTGTACTTTCCTTCCAATATCTGAATGGGACAATTTGCCCCCACATCTGAAGATGCTTCAGGAACATACTTGAACTTAGGTGTTTTGTCCATACTTGAAATCCTTTTGAATCTCTGCGTCCAACTTATCTAGGATATCTTTTGTATAGTATTTCTCAGGCTCGTCATCGATGTTTTTCTCAAACACTTTGCTTCCATCTGGGAGTTCAATTCGTGTAGATACCTTCTTGAAGATACCATACTTGATAGCAAGATCAGTAAGCCCATAATATCTGCTAAGACCAGAAGTGTAATTGAGACGAGTCTCCACATTCATGTTCTCCTTAACAAATCTGTTCTTGTAATTTGTGCATTTGATGAAGATTCCTACAACACCTTCATCAGTCTTGTCCTTACTCTTGGAGAGAGTGAGAATGTTGCTTGCAGCATACTTCAAGCCAATTCCACCACCAAGTTCCTTGGTTGGAACATAAGCGCCAATTACTTGATATGTGTGGTTAGTCATCAACATGGGAATCTTAGCCTTACCAAGTTTCAGAGTCAACACGCGGAATGTTGCCTTGGTCTGCTGTGCCTTTGTCATGTCACGAACATTCTTGCCTTCAGCAGAGTCGTTCATTTCTTTCTCTGTAGACAACATACCAAGAGAATCAAGAACGAACAGAACTGGCTTACGATCCTCTTCAGGTTGTTCAAGAATATCATTTACGATCTTGAGAGATTGTGTCTTGAACTCCTCAATCGTAGCAACAGGAACAACGGCAACTCTTTCTGTGTCGATACCACGCTGCTTGAACATATCAGTTGTTACAGCCTGCTCGGTGTCAAAGTAAACCACGACACCATCTTTATTGTCCTTTAAGAATTGTGACGCAATACCAATTGCATAAAAGGTTTTACCAGTAGCAGGATCACCAGCCAAGCATGAGATCTTGTTGTTTGGAAGACCACCATAGATTGTTCCTGAGAGAAGTGCATTTAGCACATAAGATCCAGTGTCAATGAATCCAGTGACATCTGAACCCTCCAGTCCCTCTTCAACAATCTTTGCGTCTGGGTTATTTATTTTTCCTATTAGACTTTTTAGATACTTTGACATTATTTTCCTTTACATACAAAATACAACCAGCGACACCTTCTGGAGTGTCATGAAGAACCTTGATGGATTCGATGATCACATCATCTTCAACATTAAGTAGTCTGTCACCAACGATAAAGCATGGCCCACCCTCAAAATCAAATAGACCATCGCCAAAGCGAGAGTACAAAGACCTGCCTTCGACTTTGTAAGATCCGTCTTCAAGAAGTGTGATAATTCTTTCATCACCATATCTAGATTTAATTTTTTTTACCATATCTTAACATTCTTCCATCATTGCACGCATAGTTTCAAGTTCCTTTTTGAGTTCTTCCAACTCTTCAGTCAACTCAGCAATCTTTGCATCTTTCTCCTTTAGAGAGTCCTTAATTGTTTGAGGAATCACAGGAATTGAATGTGGAGGAATATTAAAAGGATTATCGTTTAGATAATATTCTTTTTTAATTTTTGGTGTTTGATATTTTTTATA